GCAGAACCAGTGTGAATGGTTGTTCCGGAAGATGTAGTAGCCACGACTAGAATTGGTCTACCATCGGTAGATGCGCTAAGTATTTTCTTTGTATATGTAGCCATAATTTTTCCTAACTAAAAACTTGCACTTCAAGAATGTTTGCAACGCCAACGCCAGCAGGACCCTGAGCTCCCTGCGAACCAGTAGCGCCTTGAGCACCAACATCTCCTTGAGGACCTTGCGCGCCCTGGGCACCTGGCGGGCCAACGTCACCTTGAGGACCTTGAGCACCCTGAAAACCCTGAAAACCCTGTGGGCCTTGGGCTCCAGTAGCGCCTTGAAAACCTTGTGGACCTTGTGGACCAATATCCCCTTGGAAACCTTGAAAGCCTTGTGGGCCCTGAGTACCGGTTGCACCCTGAAATCCCTGAGGTCCTTGAAAACCTTGAGCTCCCTGAGCACCTTGAGGACCATTAGCACCAACAGCGCCTTGCGCCCCCTGAAAACCTTGTGAACCTTGTGCCCCCACGTCCCCTTGAGGTCCTTGAAAGCCTTGTGCCCCCTGTGCACCAGTAGCACCTTGAAAACCCTGTGGACCCTGTGCGCCCTGAGAACCTACAGCACCCTGAAATCCTTGAGGTCCTTGTGATCCCGTAGCACCTTGGCTACCCGTAGCACCCTGGGCTCCAGTTGTGCCTTGAAAACCTTGTGGACCTTGACTACCTTGCGGGCCCTGAGACCCCGTAGCTCCCTGACTACCTTGAGCTCCCTGTGTTCCTTGAAACCCTTGAGGTCCTTGGGCACCTTGAGCACCTTGGCTTCCAGTGGCTCCAGTGGCCCCTATAGAGCCCGTACCTGCGACAAGAATCGATTGTTGCTCAACTACAGTAACTTGCTGGTTGGACGCTCCTATGACCCCTGGGGCTACAACAATTACATACTCAGACATAAGTTACACCCTCGATACGTCAGCAATAATTGGCTGTGTGATCCCGGAGATAATAGTGGTTTTGGTACTTGCAGTATCGACCATTTGAACGTCGTAATAATAAGCCGTGTCTTTCACAAGGTTTATCGCGTCGGTTGATGTCAAAGTAGCTGTCATAATCCCAGCTGGCCCGTTAGTCACAACGCAAGTGAATGAGATTGCGGTGGCTGCATCAGGGGCTGTTCGCAGCATAAACAGGAACGTGTAACCCGTAATGTCGATTGGCGATGTTCCGTCGGTGATGTTGAACGTCAAAATGGTCGTGTCTCCACGGACAAGAGATAGTTCGGGACAGAGTTTGCCAGGGGTGGGCATGGCTAGATATTAACCGTGCAGCGCAATGTTTACTACGCCAGTGCCGGCGGTAATAAGTTTGATTACAATACCGTTGCCGTTCCATGGGTAGCTGTCAGGGTTGTTGTTGTTCATCAACCCGTAGCAATTATCGCCAGCAACAGTTGGCGTTGCAGGAGTTTGCCCGGGTTGCGCCACAGTAAAATAAATAGGCGTAGTCGACGTTTGCCAAATGTGCAATTCATCGCCAGTGCCGGTTAGCGTAATTGTGTCAACTTGGTTAGCAACGCAAGTGATTGTTTTTGCCTGTGATGCAGAGTATGTGGCCATTATTTGCCTTTCGTATAAAAAGATTGAAAAGGGCGCGAGCCACCTTCAAGGTGACCAACATCTTTGATTATAGCCCAATGTAACTTCTCGGCTATCTCCTGTGTCTTTTCCCTATCAGCGGCAACTCTATCGCTGTGCGCTTTGCGGTTTTTTGTTTGCAATTCTTCGAGAAGCTTTCGTCCTTTTTGCCAGTCCCCCTCAATGAGCTTTAAAATAAGCTGATGATCGCATCGATCTGACGTTGCTGCAATGTACGGGGTATTTTGCCCATCGACTAACCAAACCTCAAATTGCTGAGAATAAGGATTAAACATTACGCTGGCAGATGGATCGCCGCGCCACCCAGACTCATCACCCTGCTGAATGCGAGTACAGATGTTGTAAACGTCGCTATTGATTTCAGCAAGCTGGGAATACCCTGGCGTGTGCCCTGGCATTAAATCAAGTGCTCTCATATTTCTCCTTTGTGTGTATGTAAGCGGCGGGGGAAAACAAAGGGGAAAAACCCCCGCCGCCTACAAACCTAAGCGCCGAACGCGATAAACGACACCGTAGCCGCTGAAAGGTCCGTTGTCGCAGTCACTTCGACTTGCGGAGCGCCGTCCGTAGTTGTGTCGACCCAGAACATCTTGATTTTGGGCGCTGTAGTCGAAGCATTCCACGTTGGTGTGTAACCACCATTGGGCGCGACGAACAGCGTGTCAAGACGCGTAAGGCCAAGGTCAACCAGCGAGATTGCCTCGCCACCGGTCGGGTACGAACTATCGAACGTAACCGTACCGATGACGATTTTGCGGTTGCCAGGGACTTCTGGGCCAGTAGTAATGCTGACCGAGGCTGCCATCTTAGATGCTCACTTCTGTGAGGTCTTTGATTACAAAGTGGCTGTTGCGTTGCTTAGCAGCAAGTTCACAGTAGCTGTACAAAGTTGCCTCGTAGGCATCAAGGTCAGGTTTGCGGTTCATAACTGCGCCGTCCATGTCCATGAACTGCCAGCCTTCGCCTACCTGGTGCCATACCAATGATTCGGTGTGGATACCGTACAAGCGGTTGCTTGGGCAGTCAAAGTCGCAATACAGCGTGGTTGGGCCTTCGTCGCCCTTGCCGCTTACTGATGGTGCAAAGTACTGAATACCAGCATAGCCACCCTTAAGCTGCGTCTGCTCCATGTTGCGCTTGAGCGACAAGAACAAGTTTGCAACCGACATGTGAACGCCTTCAGCACTTACCAACAAGTTTGGCTTCTTACCTGAAGCAGCAAGTGTCTTCATGATCGAACCGGTGATGAGGGTTTCAGAAACGGTACGGTTTGTGCCGCTATTGCTGTTTACGTAGGCTTTCCAGTTTGGCTGGCTTGATGGGTTGATGGTGTGAAGAACTGCCGAATCGTCAACAATTGTCTGAACACCAGTCAATTCAATCTGTCCGTCGCCAGGAGCACCAGTGTTGCTAGAAGCTCCACCTGAACCAGTACGGAAAAGGAAATGGCTTGATGTAGTTGTAACTGCTGCACCGGAGATAACCAATGTCTTAGCTGATACGTCAACCGAAGTTACGGTACGAGCTGAAGCAACGGTTGTTGGAGAAGCAACAGTACCAATGTCTACAACCATGCCGCCGTCGTTGAACAACTGGCGAAGTGCTGCAGAACCTGTGGTTGAAGCAAGAACAACTGTTGTGGACGATGAAGTAGTCCCGCATTGTGCGATAACGCCGTTTGAGGTGCCCCAAAGCTGACGGTTAACGTCTTTCATTGCGTCATTGCGGATTCCCTGCATTTCGGCATCAAGTGCGTCAATGAAAGCACCACGGTCAGTTACGGCTTGGCGAATCGTTGGGCCCGAGAGCTGGATTCGTCCGTATACGTAGCGGACCGGTACTGGAACGGTTGCGTAAGCTTGGCTGCTTGCGGTTGGGAGCGTGCCGCCTTCTGCGCGCGCGCCAACTCCGCTCGAACGGCCGAGGTGGATTGCGTGACGGGCGATACGTCCAACAACTGTGTCTTTGCGAGTCTCAACTTGGGAGATGAGAAAAAGCGCGTTGTTTAATTGGTCAATGTAATCCTTGTAGTCGTCCTTAAGGATTGCATCAACTGTTGATAATGATGCTGTTGCCATGATGGCACCTTTCGTAATAAGAAATGATGGGTTTGCGTGAAACGCAACGAATTGCCAGGCTTTACAGCATCCGCTGCTTAACCCAACTCACTTCCGCGAGGTGGCGACTTGCGTGTATTACATATTGACCAATCCAGGACAATACACAAATTGTATCTATTTTTTCCTCAATGTCAAGTGGTCACAACCCGTTTTGCTGCAACCGAGCCATAGCTTTCTCTCTAGGAGTAGCAGTCGATGACAATGAACTTGGAATACCATTAGGGCTAGATGATGGCATCGAAGCATTACCAGCTTGGCGACGCTGAACAATTGACTGTGCTTGTTTAAGAATTTGGTTTTCCATATCCTGCACGGCAGCTTTAAGGTCGAGGTCTGGTCGGTTAGTAGCAGCAATGATTACAGCATGAGCCAATGGTGTTTCTGGTTCATATCCAAGTTCGCGCAGGTCGGTGTCAATCTGGGCCTGGTAGCGAGCAACATCTTGCTGCTCTTGATATGACTGCAATTTTTGCGTTACTAAACGCTCAACTTGGTCAGGTGTAAGATTTGCGGCCTGGCCTTGCTGATAAGCCTGATTGACTACTGCTTGTTCGTTACCATTAAGGTACGCGTCAAAGCGGTCACCGGCTAATGTCTTAGCGTTGTCGACCATCCATTTAATAGCTGTTTCCTGATCGCCGGCAGCCCATGCGTTAGCAAATTGAGCAACTGCCTGAGCATCGTCAGGGTGCATTCTGTCAAATGTCTGGCGGATTGGCTTATAACGTTCACGTTCTTTAATGCGATCTTGCACCTCTGTTTTATAACGTTCTTCCCAATTTTGTTCACCTGGTTCTGCTGACGTTTCCGGTTCAGCTGGAATATCGTTTAAAAAATCAAACGATGTGTCCGCCCCAGTATCTTGTATATCGCTCATTTATCCTCCTGGTTGTTATTCGATCCCAGTATCCCCTGGGGCCATTGGTTCTGATTGACTCATCATGTCCACTGTCTGCTGCTGGCCAATTGTGTTATCGGTGAAGCCAGGCTGACTTCCTACAAGAGCTTCAGCTGCTTGCCCAGACATACCACCCGAAAGTGTCATTGCCTGTTGAGCTGTAGGTTGTAAGCCTTGTTGCATAGCTGCTTGGGCATCAAGCGCTGCCTGCGTGTCACCTTGGAGCATTCTTAAGTGCGCCATTACGTGAAGATCGATAATTTCCTTTGCAGCCGGTTCAGCCATTTCGTAAGCAGGTGACTTGCGCTGACGGTTGTGAATATTGATATGAACGTCGTGCATATCGAAATCTTCCGGTACAACCGGCACAGCTTGCATGAGCAACCCGTTCTCCCACTCAGCTTTCCCAGCGTCAGGGTCAACTTGCAATAGGTAAGCTTTAGGATCAGGAAGGTCCAGCATTTTAGCCATAGCGAGTGGATCAACGTTTTGGAATGCTTGTGGGAATCGGTCGGCCAACGAAGTAAGGATTGATTGAGTAGCCAATTTACTACGAGGGCTAGTAGCGTCAAGCGGAACAACAACTTTAGGGTTTTTGTCAATGTCTTTTGCGCCCCAACTGATATCAAGCGGTAATTTGTGTTCTGTCATCACGGTAAGCTGCCGTTGCATGCCAGTATTTTCAGCATTCATGCGGTAAAGGTTGAGAGTCATAGTAGCGATTTCTCCCCAACCTTTTGCTTGGTCGCGAGCCATCGGCCCAAGTGGAGTGTCGTCTTTTTCTGCCAACAACGACAAAGCAAGACCTGAGTTGCGATCGCCAGGAGCTTGGCCGCGGCTTACAGAGTGAGTGTGGAAAATGTCGTCAAGTTCCATTTCAAGCGAAACGGCTTCTTGACTAATCCAACGTGGTACGTCTGGAGCTGTTTGCCAATGCGGTTCACCGAGTTCAGCGTTGTACTCAAGCGTGTCGCCTGGGTCAACAGTTACCGTGTCGGCATCATCAATAGAACCAGCAGGGATCATCAATCGAGCATTTGCTGCCTTGCGCATGTGCTCCATAATTGTAGAACGTGCGCGGTTGTAAGCGTATTGGATATCGCGCGCAGGTGTCAATAGAGTGTGGCCGACCCAAGTGTTTGGAATTTTCTTTTGGCGGAACAAAACGAGGTTGAGCGTTTTGAACGGTTAAG